CTGAGTTATCTACTCTAACAGATGCAGTTAATGATCAAGATAGCTACTTAATTACTAACTATGGTAAATTAGAAACTATAAAAAGCTATACTAAGGTGTCTAGTGAGAAGCTTACAAATATCGCAAAAGCAGATTCAGATTTTCATGCTGCTATATTAGAAGATACTGCCTACTTAGAAACTATTGCTACCTCTTTAGGAGACTTAGCGGATATTAAAGCTAATACTGCCGATATTAAAACTAATACTTCTGTAAACGTATCTAAGCTTACTAAAATAGAAAATCATACAGATGGTATAGAAGGGAAATTAGATCATCTTTCTGATGATTTAGACGGTATTGCAAAAGACTTGGCAGAAAAATTAGATCATATTTCTGATAATTTGGATACTTTAGAAAAAACTGCAAACGCTATTGAAGGGTATGTATTATATCTACCTGGTATGTCTACAGAACTTACCGATCAAGGAAAAACTTTGGTTACTATAGATAGCGTATTAGATGCTATAGAAATAGACACTTCAAATATGGTTACTTACCTAGAAAGCATAGCTACTAATAGTGCGTATCTTAAAACAATAGATGAAGATACAAGCCATTTAAAAACTAATGCAGATAATAAAACCTCTCATATTTCTGGTAATTTAGATCATCTATCTAACAACTTAGATGATATAATAACTAATACAGATAAAAATAGAACTCGCTACAAATACTCAGGCGCTACAGCAGTTAATTTAGCAACGGGGGGTCCTGTAATAGGACCAGGAACTTCTACTAGCGATTCTGTTCCTGCTAACTTGTCTAATGGTGAGTACGTAATAAAAGCTTCTTCTGCTAAAAATATGGGTAGAGACGTGTTAGATACGCTTAACTCAACAGGATCTATAGCCTCACTAGGCAGAAAAGGAGACACAGAATTAGCACATATTAACTCTGTAGAAGCTCAAATGCTTAAATCAATAGGGGGTGCAGGCTCTAAAAATCCTCTTTCTGGTCTTAAAGAATTTTTCTTTGACGGATTTAATCCTTTACTAGGTCTTAGAGACGCAGCGCTATCTGCTGCTACATCAATTATAAGTAACACAAATAATCCAGAAGGTTATAGTCCAGAAGAAATAGGTAGTAATGCTAGCTGGAATACAGCAAATTTTGCTGATAATACTTTTGCTAAAAAAGTATTAGTAGAGCTTACAAGATATATAGCAGCTAATAGAGATGGAAAAGCCTTTACCCACTCTCAAGCCTTTAACTCTATTTCTGATGCGTGGTTTGAATATGATCAACCTAATATTATTCAATTTAATAGAGGTTCTAGATTTAACAACAGTATCAGAGGCACAAGCAATATAAATAGTTTAATAACAAGACTACAAAATGCTTATCCTTCTTTTGCTGATGGAGGTAGGGTTTCAGGTGCTGGTACTAGTACTAGTGACTCTATAATGGCTATGTTGTCGGACGGTGAGTATATTATTAGAAATTCATCTGTTGACAATGTGGGGGTAAATACTTTAGACTATATAAATAATACGGGACAACTACCTCAAGGCGACACTAATGTAGAAGTAAATATTACTAATAATGGGTCTCCAGTGGACGTAGAAGCTGAGCCTAAAGTTAGTATAATAGACGGTAAGGTAGTGGTAGATGTTATACTTAAAGATTTAAGAACTAATGGTCCTATTAAGAAGACTATTAAGAAGATAAAGTAGAGGGACATGGCAACATACACATATCCAGATGATGCGTCAATGGACGATAGAAAACCAGATAGGGGCTATAGCATTGCTAGAGCCCCTAATAATACATCTTTTAGCTCTGTTTTAGGCTATGAAAAAAGAAAAAGATTATCTAGAAAGGTACTAAGAAAATTTACTTTTAGCTATACAAATATAAGTGAGGCTAGAAAAACTAGTATTGAAAATTTTTATTTAGATAGAGGTGGAAACTTTGAGACTTTTAAATTAGACTTAGCTCATTTTGGACTATCAGGAACTGCTAATGTTAAGTTTTCTGAATCTTTAGATATAAACCATGTAATCTCTGGTGATAATACTGATATATTTAACATATCTCTAATACTAACTGAGGTGGCTTAATGTCTTCTCGTTCGTATGATTTTATACTTACACTGGCTGATACAAGTAGCTTTTCTGTAGGAAATTCTGTGCTAGGAGTTTCTTCTAATGCTTTTGGTCAAGTAATATCTAAAGATAGCAGTAATCTAAAAGTAAAAGTAGCTAATTCTAAACACTACTTTATTTCTTCAGAAAATATAATTTCTAATGTGACAGTCAATACGTCTGCTACATATCAACAATCTTTTACTTCTACTCCTATAGTAATAGACAGTAATTCTTATTCTATAAATGGTACAAGTAATACTTTTGCGCTACCTCATGTCCCCTCACATAAAGCAGAAATTGAAATATATGCTGATAATGTATTTATAGAGTCTGAAAAATATGTATGGCCTAGTACAGTTTTAGATGGTGTAGGGGTAGATTTTAAAGACATAGAGATAATAACTTTTCCCGCAGCAAATGATAGAGCTATAGTATCTAGTGCTAATTTTCCTACTACGGGTACTAATAATTTAACCTTAAAAGTATCTACAGGAGATAAAGATTCTTTATCTTTTTTAGGCTCTAACACGCCTACTACTCAAATACAAACAGGAGCTAGTACCATAACTACTATACATCCTTCTAATTTTGTGCTAAATAGAAATGCTTTTGAAGAAGAACCTATTGTAAGATTATACTCTATTTATTATCCAGGAGAGTGGTATCCTGCTAATGATAAGGGTAATCCAACAGGAGAGGGTACAGGAAGACCTTGGCCTTACGGTTTTCCTATTAGATACGCAGAAATAATAGGAGAAGACTTTTCTATTGATGACTATACAATAACTCATCAAAGTAATAATTATGTATCTTTTCCTATTAATTATCCTGGAATATCTATTAGTTCTGATGGGTCTATAGGAGAGATAGACTTAGAAATAAGTAGTATTGATTTATCTCTACCTACCTTAGTAGAAGATCCGTTTTTAGTAGGCTATAATAATACTTCTGCAATATCTAGCACAGTTAATGGTGAAGTACTAACTAATATTGATCCAAGGACTGTACTTTCTAATCCTTCTTATGACGCAAATATAGTAGATTCTAGAGGAGAAAACCAGCCTTATGATCATTCTACTACTATTTCTCTAGGAGAAGAATGGGTATCTTTGATGCCTGATAGTAGAGACTTACTAGGAGCAGTAGTAGAGGTAAGAAGCTACTATGCATCTTCACTAGAGTATTGGCCTGAGTTTTCTATTATAAGTAGTGTATCTGGAAACTCTATAGGCTTAGAATCTACAGCTCCTTATAGAGTAGGAGACACAGTTAATAGTAATGTAAGTACTAGCACTGCTACTATCACTGCTGTATATAGTAATAACTATATAAAATTAGATCAGTCTATTTCTGGTGCTGTGATAGGAGATAAGCTTTTAATAAATAATAGTAATTATGATCCTGATGCTTATGTAGAAAGAAAGTTTACAATTAATAAACTTAACTCATATAATGATTCTTCTATTAGTTTCAACTTAGGAAGCAGAACAACTAACTTGCTAAAAGAAGTCCCAAGAAGAAAATTTTATAAAAACACTTGTCCTTGGAAATATAAAGGAGTAGAGTGTAAGTATCCTAGTGGCGGCACAGGAGTAATTAGCAATAGTATACTACCTAAAACTGCTAATGGTATGTTTACTATAAACAATGTAGCTACTTCTGATCCCAACTTAGATAAATGTTCTAAAAGTATATCTGCTTGTAGATTAAGAAATAATCTGTTAAATTGGGGAGGGTTTCCTGGTGTTAGAAACAAAATTTAAATTACTGTTAGACGCTATAGGAAAGTATTCTCAGGCTCAATATCCTTTAGAGGCTTGTGGGATAATTACTTTAGATTTTGAGTTTATACCTAGCAATAACTTAAGTAATAATCCTAGACATAGTTTTATAATCGATCCTATTATTGTTAATAAGTATGATGGAAATATATGGGGTATTTTTCACTCTCACACAGATGAAAAGTTCGAGACCCCCTCCGAGTTAGATATGTCTTTAACAGTATATCCAGACATAAAATTTATATTATTCAATAATAAAAATTATTACATATATTGGTACGACACAGATAAAAATATTAAAAGGTACGAAAAGTTTAATGAAGATCACTGTAAATATTAATAAGCCTCTTAGATCTTTCTTTGATGATAGATCTTCTATAATACTAGATGCATCAGACTATTTTGATATATACTCTGGTCTTAAGAATATGTTTCCTAAATTTAATAAGTTACTAAATTCTATAAAAAATACAGAGTCTAAATTTCAAGACGTAGTATTTATCGAAGATAATAAAGTTATAGACGTATCTAAATTTAAACTAACAATTAAAGAAAACTTAGCAGTATCGTTAACTCCCGTATTTTTTGGCGCAGCTCCCTCTTATACTTTTTCTAATCTATATAGCGATATCAAATCTAGTTTTATGTATCCTTTATTCGGTTTATCTACTGCTAGTACAGAGTCTTCTGATTTTGAAGGATTAGATAAAAGAATACTAGACTCATCCTTATTTGGAAGAGCAGAAGAAGTATATGCAGCAGGTATGAGAACAGAAAATGATGTATTTGGAGAATTACAAATTAATACTAATGCAAAACTACCTATAGGACTTCACTATGGTCTTGTAAGAGTATCAGGTACTTTAATAAATAACTACACTAAAACATATAGATGTGATCCTGATGTGTTTAGAGTAAAGGATGTAATACCTTAATGGCTATTTCACCACTAACCCTGTCTGTAGGTCAAAATCAAACATTTCAAAAGCAATTAACTAAACTAAATACAGATATTCAGTTTAGTCATGTCGCTATTGGTGAAGGACCTATATACAGAATAAATCCTAACGGTGTTCAAGATATTAGAATAGATGGTAAGTTTATTGATGATTTAATAACTGTTAATAATGAGCCAGATCCTTATGTTTTTCAATATAAAAGTACTACTGGTAGTATTAATCAGCAAGTACTTACTCCTTTTAGTGACGAAGTAACAAACAATATAAGGTTTTCCTCTCCTGTTGTTCTTAAATCTGGACAGATAAAAGGTGTTGTAACAGGAGTGCCTGAAGCTAATGTAGTATTTTTTCCTACTTCTGCTTCTGTAGGGGATAATCCTATAGACACTTTAGTGTTTAAATTTTCTGTAGAAGAACTATATAAACAAGATACTAATAATAACTCTACTACAGGGCCTCAGAATCAAAGATTAGATTTAAGAATAGTAGTACACGACAGGAATGAAACAACTAACATAAATAATTATATTGCTTTAGTACAGCACTCTTTCACTGAGACTATTACTTTTGATACTATATTAGAGGTGCCTATAAGCATACCTTCAGCTAATCAAAGCGAAAATGGATATAGAGTATCTGTATTAAAAGGCTCTGACGACACTTTAGATTCTGAGATTAGTTCTGAAGTTTCTTTTTTAGGATTTAATGAAATATCCCACGAACCTTTCTCTTATCCTAGAACAGCTAGTATAGGATATGCCTTAAAAGCTACAGGACTGAGATCAGATGCTGTTTTAAATTACTCTAGTTTAGTAAAAGGTCTTATAGTCAAAGTTCCTTCTAATTATGATCAACCTATATTAAGTAATGGAGAAGTAGATTGGAGAGAAGTAGAAGTTGATGCTATAACTTCTACCGGATACGAACTTCAATCCTCTCCAGGAACTATTCAATTTGATGCTAATCCTGTAGTTTATAAAGGTATTTGGGACGGTACTTTTAAGTATGATTGGACTCAGAACCCTGCATGGATTATATATGATTTATTAACTAATACTTCTTACGGCTATGGAATACCCGAATCATATGTAGACAAATATAACTTTTATAAAGCTTCACAAATATTTGACGCAGTAGAGCCTGAAACAGGAAAATTTATAGGTGTTGAAACATATGCTGACGGTAGTATACGTCATAAACCTAGAGGACAATTTACTTCTATACTAGAAGATCAAATAGGTTTATCTTCATCTAAAATAATAAAAGAAAGAAGAATAGTATGTGATCTTAGTGTTACAGACTCTATAGAAACTTATGATCTTATAAATAAAATAGTAGCATCTGCCAAAGGTTATTTAGAAATTAGTAATGATAAGATAGGATTGGTGTTAGACTATCCTAATTCTCTTCCAGAACAAATGTTTAATGAGGTTAATTTAACAGAAATAAAATACTCAGGAAATAGAGCAGAGGATTACGTAACGGCGGTAGAAGTTTCTTTTAATGATGGTGCTAATAATTATAATAAAGACTTAATAAAGATATATGATCCTGATTCTGATATGCTAGAAGAAAAAGTAGCTAGTATAGACTTAATAGGCTGCTCTAGAAGAAGTGAGGCTATTAGATTTGCTCAATACATATTAGCTTCTAAAAAATATGTAAAAAGAAAAGTAGAATTTTCTACTTTTGTAACTACATCAGATTTAACTCCTGGAACTATTGTTTCTTTATCTACTCAGACAGTAGGATCTATATACGGATACAATGGTATTATTCAAGATAACTCTGCGGCTAGCAGCGCTACAACAAATTTAAAACTACAACACATTTCTTATCCTCCAATTTCTAATGCCGTATTTGAAAGTAATACTCAACCTCTAGCGTTACGTCACTACAGTCAAGAAAGTGGTAAATCTGAGCTTTATATTATAAGTAACACTCAAGTTTCTTACGCTACTACTGGTAATGTACAAGGATCTTTGTCTGGCTATGATTTTATAGAAGTTAAAGCTTTAAGTAAATGGGACCCTTTAGTAAATACTTTTGTAGGAATTAGTACTTTTGATCCTTTTAATACTCCTAAAGAAAAAGATTTATGGGCTCTTGGAGAAATAGACCCTAGTAACTATTACTCTACTAACGCTGCAAAGTTATTTAGAGTAGACTCTATATCTATGCCCTCTGGTGCAGAAACTAGTATTTCTGCTAGTGAATATGTACCAAAAGTATATATAGACAGTGAAAATATTATAAACTTTGAGCCTATACCTATTAAAACAATAGCTAATCCTCTTATAAAACCTGCCCCTCCTATATTTTCTATTAGCCCTGTTTATACTAATACAGGTGCTGGTAATCCAATTTTAAACTTTTTATTTAATGTACAAAGCAGCTCGAATATTCAAATAGCTCAAGCTTTTATACCTAGTTCAAGCTTTGTACCTGTATTGGGGGCTATATAATGGCTAATTTAACTTTCTTAGTGGCTAACACCACTCCTTTTGTAGGGCAGCCTTCTGCAGCCTTATTTGGTAAAAACGGGTCTAAGTCCTCTTTAGGTACTGTAAAACCTTTAGTTCTAAACACAGAATTAATAGATACTAGTATTACTTTTTCTGTTTCTAATCTGCATTTAATGTATGATGATAACTTTGACTCTCACTTACTAGAGGCTAGAAATAATACTCAGCTAGTAACTCTTAAAGGTCAGTCGCCAGATAACTTATTAAGGTATAATTTAAATATAAAATCAGCGTCTAATACCGCAGGAGCAGCTGAAAATACAGTAGGTCACGATTCTACATTAGTTGCTTTAAGCTCTAATATAACTTCTTTTGATATTACAGCTAATACTTTAACTATAGACTATAATACTGCAGAGGTAGCGACAGTAGTTAAAAATGCTTTACTACCTTCTCCTTTTTATGTTGAGCTTCAACAATTAATAGAGCCTACAATATCTAGTTCTAATACTTTTTTTATATCTGGTGATCTTAATATCCTATCTAATACGCATAACGTAGCCAATCAAGCAGGAACTATGCTTTTACCTATAGGAGTAGCACCTCCTGCTAAAGGTCTAATAAGTACTTTTGTGAATGGGAGCTTAGTTGAAGAAGAAGTAACTGAGTTTTCTTGGTCTGCAGGAGATAATTATATAAACCATAATATATCATCAAGCGATTTAGAAATAATTACTTCAGTAGAAAACTACTCTTCTCCTGCATTTGAATCTAAAGATAATATATTTATAGTTGATAATGAGCAATTAAATACAATAAATTCAGTGTCTTATATAGCTAGCTCTCCTACGTATAACACATCTTTAACTGCCTCTGATTTTTTTAAAGTAACGCTTACAGATAATATTGCTTCTTCAGTGGGTAAGACTACTATAATGAATACATCAGAAGATTTAATTGCTGATATTAGTTCTATTGACACTATAAACAAACAAGTGACCCTTACCTATGACGAACTTAAATATGATAAAGGATATGAGCTTGCAAATAATGGTGTTTATATATTATGTCCTTTTAGCTATAATGACTTTAACTCTGTAACTTTAGTAGACAACAAGATACAAACTCCAGCTACAGCAGGCGTATTTGTATTTCAGGTATCTGCCGTAAATGAGTTTAATAGGTCTAGTGTGCCTATTACTCAATCTGTAGCTACAGCTTATCCACCATTAGGACAAGTATCTGAGACTGAAGTAGTGTTAACTGAAAACTTATTTAGAGATAGAACTAAAGGAGTAATGTCTAGAGTAATTGGGCAATTTCCTCACATTATAAATAGAAATGTAAAAACATACGATATAAGCTATAAAATAGTTCAATTATCAGGAGCAGATTCTCATCCTAGTGGTATGACTAATTTTACTAGTTTTATGGTAGATGCTAATGAGGCCGGAGAAGACGGTAACATTCACTTTGTTATAAGTAACTTAGATTTAGGACAAGCAGGAAACACTTACTCCCTTCAAGTAAAGATTTTACCTATAAATGGTCTTATATCTGGAATACCAGTATATAAATCTTTAACGCTATCAGGTAAATCTGATAGGCCTTTAGAATTAAACAGTTTTAACATAACCCAAACTAATGACTCTATAGTTTTTGATGTAGAATATCCTGTAGATTCACAAAATAATTTAGATGAGTTAGATATCTTACATACAGAAGTAAGATCTTTAAAACCTGTAGTAGGAATAGACAATCAAAACAATATTAATGATGCTTTTTTAAGGGGAGATAAAGTAATGCTATTACCCCATCCTTTAAGTAGGGCTGAAGTATCTTTAGACAGATTTACATCAGGATCCTATACCTTTACTGCTAAGACTGTTGATACTAGCGGTAATTATTCTTTAAATGCTTTAGCTAGAAATTTACAAGTAGAAATATCTACACAAACTGATACGCTAGCTATTTGGAATGAGGCTGCTCCTAATACTAATATATCTTCTTCAGTAGGGAACTATAACTATGGGGATAACGTTTTTGTAGGAGTTACAGAAGTAGATAACGGAGGATTAGTATATCACATAGATCCTATAACTTCTCCTATACTAGGAGTAGATACTCCGTCCAGCTTAGCAGAAGATGCTAATGCTTCTGCTAATGGGTTTTCATGGGCGCAAGGCCAGAGTCAAGGCTTTGATAAAACTGACTTACTTATTACTTCTGCTAACTCTGTTTATATTAGCCCTGTTAGAGATTTAGGATCTGTAGTAAGAGGTAATATTGTTGTATCTAGTTTAGTTAATTCTTCATTGTTAGAAAAGTTTTTAGAAGTATCACAAGATTTAATAGTGGGAGTATCTGAAGGACATAGTTCTCATGCTAATGTTTTATTTGATTCTGATTTTGAAATAGGTACTGTAACAGGCTATAATAATTCAGAATCTTCTTTTTCCTTTAGCAATACTCATAATACTATTATTGACGGTTCTGCTAATAATAAAGTATTTGTAATTGTAAATCCAGGACAGGAAGTCATAGGTTCTATGGACGCTGCAGACGATGTTTCTAATATACATAGTTATGCTCTTATAGCAGGCGCTATAAATACTAATGCTATAGAACTCAGTGCCGTATACTATGCTAATGGAAAACCGGTGCCTACAGGCAACTCTACTAATAGTACTGCTCTTTCTAACATAACTCAATCTGGCAGTACTTATAAATTAGTAGATATGAATCAATTTGTAGATGCTTTTGGGGCTAGAGACTTTTCTCCTGATGTAGAAGTATCTAAAAACGTTTATGTGAGATTCTCATCTGCTAATGTTTTTGAAGCTTCTGATAATGTTTCTTCTAAACCTCATGGAAATGTTAACATTTCTTTGTTTGAGGAAGGGGATGATGATGAAAACTGGCAATCAAACTACTTTGGTTTAAGACGCTTTAGATATTTTCAAGTTAAAACTGAATTTGATATAAATGATTATGGAGACTCAGCAAATACCTTTATAGATGAACTAAACTATGAAGTTAGGGGCATAAAAAAAGAATTTACAACAGTTGTGAGTTCTACTAATAAAGTTCAAGGAAACTTAGTAGTAGACTATAGCAGTGCAGAATTTTTTAGAACACCTACAGTGTTTACTCAAATACTATCGGCTAATACCAGCCTCATATCTAGAACTAGCGATTTGACAAATGAAAGTTGCAATGTTACTATATTTAATACACAGAATGGAAATGTTGTTGACGATGCAGATATCGAAATAACTATTTCAGCTACAGGAGCATAAGATGGCTATAACTACTTCAAATACTTTTCATACAGCTGCTATCTCTGACACTATATCAAGTGCCAGAGGATATTGGAATTCTAGTTTTCAAGCACTGCTAAGAAATTTTAATAGTGCCAATGCTACTCCTAATTCTAATAATTTAAATTTTGAAGGAGCACTCACTACTCAGCCTGACGGTATGTTATATTATAATAATACTACTGGAGGGATGTACTTACATACTACTAAGTTTGGTCAAGGTCCTTACGGTAATTTTAGAAGAGCAGGACTAGGCACTAGACCCTACACTACTGTAGCAGCTGCTGCACTAGATAGTGCTGCATTAGACCCTGGAGAGTTAATAGTAGTAATTAATGATACAGGAGGCACTGCTGCTAATAATAGAGTTTATTTAGTATCAGATGATAATAAACATTTAATTGATGTAGGAATACCTACTACAGACGGGGTTATAGCTAATAATACTATAGTATCGAAAAGTATTACAGGAAATGAAATAGCAGATAACGCTATTACTTCAGATCACATAGCTCCAGGTACTGTTATTGAAACGGATTTTGCAGATGAGTCAGTTACAGATAGTAAATTAGACTCTTCCCTAGTTATGTTGAGCATGGTACTATAATGTTTTCAAAAGTTTTATTTGGATTTTTGTTAGCTAGTCTTACTGCTTCTGGATTTTTATTTTGGCAAAATAACGTCTTAAAAGAGAATCTAGTGAAAATAGAAGCAGTTTATGAGCGTCAAAAAACGACTATTTTAAAAATGGAAAAAAGTTTTTCAACTTCTGTTGAAGAAAATTCTAGATTACAAAAAGCTTTAACAGCACAAGAAAGTGCTATAGACAGCTTACGAAGTACACTAACTAAACATGACTTAACTAAGATTGCTAAATCTAAACCAGAAATATTAGAAAAGAAGATAAATGATGCGACTAACGAATTATTTAATGATATTACCTCTTTTACTAGCGACTAGTTGTGGTATAATACCTAGAGAAATAGAAGTTGTTGAAACTGAAATAGAAATTCCTATTATTTTTCAAGACTCTCCTAAGCCTGTTGAAACTTATCCGATAAATTTTAAAGTTATCAATGAAGAGAACTTAGAAGCTTTTTTAAATGAGCTTAGATCTTTAGAAGGTGAGGTAGTTTTTGTGGCTTTAGATGTTAGAGACTATGAAAAATTAGCACTAAATACTCAGGATCTAGTTAGATATATAAAACAACAAAAAGAAATAATAATTTACTATGAAACACTATTAGAGGGAGATTAAAGTGTTACATTAATATAAGGCTTTAAATAATATATTATTTATAGCATACGGAGGCGATATAAATGATAGATCCAATAACGGCTATTAGCGCAGCAACAGCTGCGTTTAATGGTGTGAAAAAGCTTGTTGCTGCCGGTAGAGAGATAGAAGATGTAGTAGGTCAACTAGGTAAATGGTATGGCGCAGCTGCTGACTTAAACCGAGCAGAGCAACAAAGAAAAAACCCCCCTATATTCAGTAAACTATTCAATGGGGGTTCAATAGAAGAAGAAGCTTTAGGTATAATAGTACAAAAGAAAAAATTAGAAGAACAAGAAAAGCAACTTCAAGACTTACTAAACATAAGATTTGGTTTTGGTACTTGGAAAGAGATGGTAGAACTTCGTCGCAAAATTAAAAAAGAACGAGAAGAGACTATGTATAAACAAGAAGAGCGTAAAGCGGCTTTTTTTGAGGGATTACTTCTTATATTTTTAATCACTTTAGGTGCAGGAGTCATAGGTATAACTACATTTTTAGTGGGTACCGGCGCTGGTTGGTGGTAATATGGCCTTTAGTCTACACTACTCTAACTATGATCTTTATTGATAATCAACCACCTTCAACCTTAGTACGAGTATGTAGATATCAACATCCAGAAATTGTATGGAAAAAACGTCAATACTGGATATGGGAGTGGCAGCAATGCCCTCCAGGAATTATTAGAGATAATTAATTTCAAAGGAGAACTACATATGGCAGCAGCAAAAACACTACAGCCTGACTCTATTTTTGCAGAGCTAGATACAGATGGCGATGGAGTTATTACAGACGAAGAAATGGCACGCGCAAAAGAAATAGCTGAATTTGAACATAAGCGTAAAATGCAAGAAAATGAAGATAAGAAAGAAGATCAAATCAGAGCTATGGCGTGGTTTGCTCTTTGGGGTATGCTGTTATATCCTATATTAATACTAGCAACTTCTTTCTTAGGAGTAAAAGACGCCGCACAATTAATAGGAGATATAGCTCCTACTTATTTTGTAGCTATTGCAGGATTAGTTGCAGCATTCTTTGGTGCACAAGCGTATTCAAAAAATAAAGCTAATGCTGATAAAAAATAAAAGGAGATAAAAATTGGAAAATAAATATCAAAAATGGATAGACATGGCAACAGCTGTAGACTCTTGGAGGATTTTTCCTAGACTATTTATTACTACTTATATATACTTACTATATAAAGTAGTTGTATGGTATATGGGAATAGAAGATCCTACGATGGAGCAATCAGGCCTAGTAAGCATAGTAGTTGGTGCTGGGGCTGCATGGTTTGGTTTATATACCGGATCAGGAAAAACTAAATAAAAAAAGTAAATGTTACTATAGCAGATTTAATTCTGTTTATAGTAATTTTAATTGTATGGTTAGATACCTCTTGGTTGGATATATACTATTCAAATCATATACTTAGAGTACAAGAGTTTGTTTTAAGTATCTTTCCTTTTATATCTGTTTTATTATATTAAACTAAAAAGAGGGCTTTCGCCCTCTTTTTTTTTATCCAGTTGCTTCTTTCATAGTTGAAAAATAGTTTCTTGAGTAGTAACTTTCAAGTTCTTTATAACTTCCTAGTAGTTTACCGTTTTGATAAATACAAGGAGAATAGTTTAAACCTTTTCCTATAGCTTCTTGAGCAGAAGACTCACTATGTGTTTGATGATGAATATGTTGTTCTCCATGCTCTCTTAATAAATCTAAGGCTTTTTGAGACCAGTCACAGTTTGGAATAGACACCATACTCCAAACTACTTTTTTGGAGTTATCTTTTAGCCAGCTTGCTGGCTTAGGCGGAGACGGAATAACCTCCTCTTTTTTTACTGGTGTAGGTTTAGTAACAGGTTTAGGTTTATTAGTAGGTTTAGGTGTTGTAATAGATTTTTCTGCCATAATTAACTCCTTTAATGTACTATGCCTAGAATGTCAGATTCTTTTACTATTAAAAGATCTTCTCCATCAACAGTTACTTCTGTGCCTGACCATTTACCAAACAAAATAGTATCTCCTGTAGATACAGATAGAGGTACTAGGTCTCCATTATCTTTTCTTAGTCCTTTACCACAAGCTACTACTGTGCCTTCTGCAGGCTTTTCTTTAGCGCTTTCAGGTATTATAATACCTCCTGAGGTGGTTTCTTCTATTTCTGTTCGTCTAATAAGCACCCGATCTTGAAGAGGTGTTAATGCCATAATATTTTCTCCTTATGTTAATTTATTTACTATAGGGAATATAGACGCAATAACATCAGCGCATGCATGTGCTATATCCATGTGTTCTTTTTGTGTGCCATTAGCACTTCTTAGCTCAATATAGTGTACCCAACTACGTATAGATCCATTCATATATAGTTTAGTTTTGGTATTGCCTTCTGGTAATACTGCTCGTGCTTGTTCTTTTGCTATACCATTATTTATAGCCCATTCATAAGCTGTAATAGCAGAATGCCAAACATTACGCTGATGTTGTTCCCATACTGTATGTAGATTTACATCATCAGTAATAACGCTATTTTGTCTATTTTTAGTATCCTGTAACCTAGCTTTTCTAGGTACAAAAACTTCTCCCATTTCTGAGGGGTTTGCGTACCTTTGAGAAAATTCTTGAAAAGCAAAAGATCTATGTCTAACTATTTGATGCGCAATATCTCTAGTAGTTTCAATCTCCATTACCGCATTAGCCATTTCTAAGGGTGACCAGTGTTGATGTTTAATTAAATATTTAATAAGTCTTTCACTTGTCTCTGTATTGATCTGTGCAGAAGGATTTGATACTTTAGCACAAAAAGCAATTAACTCTTGTAAATCAGTTAATCCTTCTTCTTCAAATAGCTCTGTAGCTTTACTATAGCTTACTAATTTTACTTTCATTATTATACCCTTGTTAGGGCTTCGCCCATGATTGTTTTTATGACTTCAGGATTTTCTGACATATTAATAGCCTCTTCTAAATAAGTATTTAGATCCATTAGCTGTTTATTAAGTAGTAATGTTTCTTTACCGCTATTTAAGTTTTGTATATATTTAGCCTTACCTGCTATAGGTAGATTGTTAATTAGATTATCTAAATTTTTGTACTCTTTTACTAAGGATTGACTGCGTTTTTTACCTATACCCTCAATACCCATAATGCCATCACTCTTATCTCCTTCAATGATTCTAGAAAATAAAAACTCTTGAGGAGTGAATTCCCAGTCTTCGTGTAAAGAATCTAGAGTTATCTCTTTTCTAGAGAATAAATTGAATATATTAACGTTATGATCTAGTAGTTGATATAAGTCTCTATCGCTAGATACAATCCATACATTATCATATTGGTCTTTTAGATTATTTGCTAGATAAGTTATTAGATCATCAGCTTCAATACCTTTGAACTTATAATGCTCAAAGGGTAATAACTCTGTGGTATCTTTTAAACAATTGAAAAAACCTGTGAATCTGATTTTTTCTTCTTCTGTTCTCTCTACTTTTCTATTCTGTTTATACCCAGGATAAATAGCTTTTCTATAGGAAGAAGCTCCTACATCAAAGCAGCAAACTATTCGTTTTGCAGAATAGCTTTTTCCTAGGCTGCTAATAGTTTTAATGTACTCTTGAGAGTAATCATCAAAGTTAGGCCTATGTAAGTATCTGAAAGCTACATTATTAGCGTCAATCAAAAGAAGATTATTTTCTTCATATTTATCTTGTTCTAGCTCTGCTAGATCATTCCAACTTGCACTCATTAAATTTTCTCCATATTTATACTTTATAATATAATATATTTAATCACTAAGCAAGTTAAATTTAACTTAAGTAGGTTCTAATTTTACAGCTTCTAACACCCACTCATCAAATAAACCCATTTTAAAATATAGGTCATCTACCCTAATAGTTATTTGATTAGGCACTTCAACTTCATTAGACCAACAACAGTATATTTTACTCCTATCCCACTTATATATAAGCAAAGGCTCTTTTTTCATAGTATTAGCTTCTCTTATAGTCTGTTTCCAAAAGTCTAATAATAACGCAGATTTTTTAGCTGTTAATAGATTATTCCAATTTATTTCTTTATGATGTTTAGCCTCTATACAATATGTAAAATTTGGAAGCCAAGGACAATATACGTCACCCTTAAGATACTCTAATGCCCCTGATAAGGGTACTCTTTCAAACTTATTATTAAAGTGTTTAGAAAAAAGATCTCTAACTACATATTCAAAACTTCTTCCTTTAGTCTTACTTTTACTACTCATAATATCTCCTTTGTATAATACTAATATAAAAAAGAACCATAAGTCTAATATAATATAAAAAAAGAGCCCTTATTGGACTCTTTTTACTTTTATACTATAAATACTTACCATCAATGCTATGAGTTCTTGAGTTATACCAAGCCCATATAAAACAATTAATCTTACTATAACGACTATACCAAGGGCCTGTGTGTGTTACTCCAAGACACCAGCCTTGATATCTTAAGTGATAATACCAGTCAAGAATTCTTTTATATCGTAGGATCATACTGTTCTCCATTATAGCCTGGATACGTATCTTTATCTTGAACACCAGAGTTGCATCCTACAACTACAATTAATAAAAATACTATAGACCATAACGTTACTCTTTTGCTCCACACTATAAACTCATTAAAAGTATTCTCTGCTTCTATTTGTGCTTGCTCTCTAGGAGTCATTTTATTTCCTTTTGTTACGCATTTCTTGAACCTGCAATATACAACGTTTCGCTTCCTCGTGATATCCCAATCTTGCGAGCTCCGCTGCCGCTCTGGAGTACCCAATCGTCTGCGTAAACCGATCGAAGGAAGACCACAAACCCGATAAGGGTGAGAATATATAGTTTGTTACTAAAGCTGTCATTATAGTCCCTCCCTATTTTTAATACTAGATCCTGAACGAGCTACAGCATAAATGTCACCCCGTGTAAGACCTATGTCTTCTAAATCATAATCTGATAATCTAGATAATTCTTTAATAGTTTGTTTAGCTATACGCTTATCTCTACGGTATTCTACAAGAGTTCGTAAAGATTCAATTAAGTTTTCAATTATTCTTGTAGAAAAACTATGTGCTATTAATATGTGTTGTGTCATTATACCCATCCTCTTAAATTAGGATTCATATTACCATATATTAGTTTTTTTTGTCTTCTCTCTAAGTCTACTAAGTCAGTAGATTTAGCTAAGTATTCTGTAATTCTTTCTTGTTCTGTTTTTGGTTTTAACTTGTTAAATAGTTTTCTTAAAAGTTTCATATTTTTCTCCTTCTATATTTATAGTATACAATAAAAAGGTTCAAAAAACAACTATAGTTATGTCAAACCCGGTATGCATAGTTTGCATAGCTTATAGGTACAAAACGCTAAAATAAAATAACCAGAGATTGCTCTCTGGTTATAAGTAATGGTGCTCCCACACGGACTCGAACCGCGGACCTATTGATTACAAATCAATTGCTCTACCAGCTGAGCTATAGGAGCTTTATAAACTAAACCCTTCGAAGGATTTATCACTAACATCTTTTTTTGTGCCGCCAATAACATAGCTAGAAATTTCAGTTTCTTGAGGAGCTACTTGAACTTCTGCCCCGCTTATCCATTTTTGAGTCCAAGGAAGAGGGTTAGCTCTAGGAACACTAAAGTCAGGTTTTACACCTGCAGCTACTAGTCTTTTATGAGTTATCCACTCTACATAGTCACTTAGTAATTGAGCATTTAAACCGATCATAGAGCCATCTTTAAATAAGTACTCTGCCCATTGTTTTTCTTGCTCCATAGCTTCTGTAAACATACTTCTAACAGTACTTTCACACTCTGGAATAATAGTAGCATAATCAGGATCATCTTTAGGTAATAACTTAATCATTTGCTGTGTAGATGCAAGATGTAAGTTTTCGTCGCGGGCAATTAACTTAATAATCTTAGCATTACCTTCCATCTTCTTTAATTCGGCAAATGCCCAACTACATGCAAAGCTTACATAAAAACGAACACCCTCTAAAATATTAACACTAGCTATACAAAGATACAATAATTTTTTAAGCTCATACATATCAACTACATACTTTTCACCGTTAATTGTGTGGGTTCCTTCACCAAACAATTGATATAATTTGCTTAATTTTAAAAGTTCATCATAGTACTTAGTAATGTCAGAGGCGCAGTCTGTGATTTCTGTAACGTTCATCATTTCATCAAATATAACACTAGGATTAGTATAAATATTTCTAATAATATGAGTATAGCTACGAGAGTGAATAGACTCACTAAAAGTCCAAGTTAAAATCCAATTTTCTAATTCTGGAAGTCCTACTATACCCCCAAAAGCTTCTACGGGGGCTCTTCCTTGAACAGAGTCTAGTAAGATTTGACGTTTTAAGTTTGCAGTAAAAATATGCTGCTCGTGTTCTGTTAAACCTCTAAAATCTTTACTATCTTTAGTTACGTCTATTTCTTCTGGTCGCCAAAAGAAACCTAACTGTTTGTCTGTAAGCTTGTCAAATTGTTTATACTTTAAAGTATCATACCTCTGAATGTCTACTCCTCCTTCTGGATCTAAAAACATTAAAGAGGTTAAGTGCTTATTTCTACTATTTTCATTTAATACTGACATAATTTTTTCCTTTATAATACACAACTTTCACAATAGTCATCATACTCTTCATCTGAGTCAAAACTATCTCTGTCTAATTCTTCTTTATCTTCTAAGCTACTTAAGTCTAACTCTCCTTGTCCGTCATAAGTATTAAAGTAATATAATTGTTTACCTCCATACTTATAAAACATTAATAAGTGTTGTAACATTAAACTCATAGGTATTTTTTCTTCTTCAAAATACTGAGGGTTATAGCTTGTATTAACACTAATACCTTGATCAATATATTTTTGTAGTACAGCCATGATCTTAATATATCCTTCTGGAGAACGTTGGTTCCATAATAAATCATATTTATTTTTTAGCTTGTGTATTCCAGGAACTACTTGTTTTAATACTCCATGTTTAGATTGCTTAATACTTACTAAGCTTCTAGGAGGTTCAATACCATTAGTACTATTACTTATCTGAGCACTAGTTTCTGCGGGCATAAGAGCCATTAGCGTTGAGTTACGGATACCTGTTGTTTTTAGTTGTTCACGTAGTCCTGACCAATCCATACGTTCTATGTGTGGGACTAGCTCATCTACGTCTTTCTTGTATGTTTGATTAGGGGTAATACCATGTCCATATTTTGTTTCCATAACTCCTGGGCATGCACCTTTATCAACGGCTAAATCTGCACTTGCTTTAATTAAGTAATAACTCCATGCTTCTGCCCACTCATCTATAAGAGATAATCCTTGCTCATCTATATCTTGATAATTAAGATTATTTTTAGCTAACCAATACGCAAAATTAATAATACCAACGCCTAAAGGTCTTCTTTTTTCTGTAGATAACTGTGCTGCACGTAAAGGGTAATCTTGATAGCTTAGTAGGGCGTCTAAACCTCTTACGGCTAAAGCCCCTACTCTCTCAAAGTCTTCTTTACATTTTACATTACCCCAATTAACAGCACTTAAAGTACATAGGCTTATTTCTCCTTCTTCATCGAATATATCTTTTAAAGGCTTAGTAGGTAAGTCTATCTCTGCACATAAATTAGACTGATGAATAGGAGCTACTTTCTCATCAAAACTAGAATGTGTATTAGCATGGTCCACATTTTGTAAGTATATACGTCCTGTATTTTTACGTTCTTCCATAAATGAAGAAAATAAGTCAATAGCACTTACAGTTTTCTTTCGTAGCTTTGTATTTTTTTCTGCTCCCTCATACATTATTTTAAAAGTATCAGGATCGTTAAAGAATGAGTCATACAACCCTGGAACATCACTAGGAGAAAATAGAGTTATATCTCCTCCAGTAATTAAGCGTTCGTAAAACAACTTATTAAACTGTACGCCATAATCCATATGTCTTACACGATTTTCTTCTGTGCCTTTGTTATTTTTTAGTACGAGTAAGTCTTCAACCTCTAAGTGCCAAATTGGGTAATATAAAGTTGCTGCTCCATTTCTAACACCGCCTTGAGAACAGCTCCTTGTAGCTGCTTGAAACATCTTATAAAAAGGAATCACCCCTGTATGATAGGCATCTCCTTTACGTATGGGAGAACCGATAGACCTAATTCTTCCTGCTCCAATACCAATACCTGCTTTTTGACTGACGTACTTAACAATACTAGAACTAGTAGCATTAATACTGTCAAGACTATCATCAGCTTCAATAAGTACACAAGAAGAGAATTGTCGTTGTGGAGTACGCAGACCCGCCATGATAGGAGTAGGCAAGCTAAGCTCATGTAAACTAATAGCATCATAGTAATCTTTTACCCATTTTAATCTAGTTTCTTTAGGATAGTTAGCAAATAGTGTCATAGATATTAACATATAGGCTACCTGAGGAGTTTCATATATAATCTCTTCAACTCTATTTTGTACTAAATATTTACCTCTAAATTGCTCCATAGCAACATAAGTTAATTTATCATCTCGTACATGTTTGATATATTTATTAATAGTTGAAAATTCTTTTTTAGAGTAGTTTTCTATAAGCTCAGAATCATAAAATCCTAATTTTATATTTTTTTCTACTATAGAATACAGATCAGGAGGATCAAACTGCCCATATACTTCTTTACGAAGATTATAGTTTATTAGTCTTCCTGCAACCCATTGATAATTAGGAGTTTGCTCTGAGATTAAGTCTGCGGCACTTTTTATAAGTGTTTCTTGTACGTCTGATGTTTTAATACCATCAAAAAACTGTATTTTACTTTTAATCTCTACCTCACTAGGGCTTACTCCTGCTATACCCTCACAAGCTAAAAAAACTACCTTATGTAGTTTTTCAATGTTTAGATCTTCTTTTTTACCTGTTCTTTTTATAACTTGTATCATGGCACTCCTTTATACTATCCTACTCATATTATTTTCTTTTACTATCTCTATCTTAGGTATTAGAGGGTGGTTATAGTCGTGACTAATAAGAAAAACATTTAATCCTTCTTCTACAGATAAAACTTCAAATAGCTTTTCTTTTCCTGCCTCGTCTAGTACACCTGTTATCTCATCTAAAAATAGTAGATTTAAACTATTACCGCCTATTTTAGAAAGAGTAGATCTTACTGCGAGTAATACGCTTGTTTGTACCCTACTAAACTCTCCACCTGATAAAGACTCTATAGTTACTTCCTTACCTTCATTAATAACAATTACATTCAGTTTTTCTCCTGTTAATCTAAATAGTACTGAAAACTGACCGTCAGACAGTATAGATAAATATTTATTAATAGTTTGTTCTAAATCTTTTGCTACATTCTCTAGTTTAAATGCTACAATACCCGAAGAAGAAAACGCTTTTTTAAGTATTTGAATATTGTTAACCTTATATTGAAGATTTAGTATATCATTTCTTAATACTAGCTGTCTAGATAAAAATTTTTCCTTTTCCTCTGAAAATAGATCTACTTTTGTGTTGTGCACCCTAATATCTTCGTTTATTTTTTCTGTATAATTTTTTTCTGTTTTTTGAATTTTTAAGGTATTTTTTAAAGTACTTAATTCTGCTTGTATTTCTCTCTTATCAGGAACCTCAGTAGGAAGAGTCTTATCAATTAGATTAGAAATAGTCTCAAACTTTTCTATATTTTTTTGATTTATTTCATATTTTTTAAGTAAAGATTTATACACATCATTTTTAGCGGTTAAAGAAATAAACTTATCTTTATAGTTACTATAAATAATCTTACTATCTTCTATTTGTTGCTCAAATTTATTTTTTTGTAATATAGATTGAGATATATCTAACTCTTGCCCGCAGGCATAACATTTATCTTCTAAGTCTAGACCTTTTAATTTTTTATTAGTATCTTCAACAACTCTTTTAGCATTATTAGCCGTTTCTCTGGCCTCTTGTATTTCTTTATCTAAGTTTGGGTCTTCTGGCTTTTCTAAAGACACATCAAAATAAATAGATTCTAACTCTTTGATATTTATATTATTCTTGTCTATCTGTCTAGTATCTTTTTCTAGATTAGATAGAGAAGCTTCTAGCTTAATAATTTCTTCCTCTAACGAAGGATCTATATTTACTACCTCTACAAACTCTTTTTTACTTCCTATATTTATATTTGAAATACTAGTTTCTACTGCTTTTTGTTCGCCTTTAAAAGAAACTAATTTTCGTTCTTCTTCTGTTCCTGTCTTTTTTATCTCTTCTCCAATAGTTAAATATTTTTCTAAACTAAATAGATTTATTAAGAACTTTTTTCTGTTAGAGTCTGTAGCTTTTAAAAAGTCTAGTAAGTCTGTTGAACTTTGGTAAGATAGTTGAGAAAATACCTCAAAAGTCATGCCAAACAGAGAGTGCAATTTCTTATAAGTATCTAGAACTTTGTGTTCTGATATATCTTCTTTTCCCTTAAATAAAACTACTTTAGTTTGTGCCCCTGATCTTTTAACGTCTAAGGTGTACTCTATAGAGTCTACAGAAAAAATTAAATTAGCAGACCAGCTTTTTGAATTAGAGTACTTGTTTAGTATATCTCCTTTTTTAATTCCTTTAATATTCTTATTAAAAAGTATTTCTTGTAGTATAAAAGCAATAGAACTTTTACCGCTACCGTTAGGAGCAGATAACTGAGTTATTTTTTCTTTATCTAGCTGTATAGATATATTTTCTCCGTAGCTATACATATTACTAAATTTTAAAGTTTTTAGAATAATAGACATAATTTATTTTATACCTAGCTCTTTAAATTGATTTATAATAGGGTCTTTATCTTCTATTTTTATATAAGATAAGTACTCTTCTAATTCCTCTACTAAACTTTTATTTCTAAGATCCAGCTTAGAGTCTTCTGTAGGTTGTATAGCTATTTTTTTATCTATTAAATCTGAGTTTTCTATCTTAGATACTTCATCTATAGAACCTGTAATTTCGTATATTATGTGGTCGTATTCATGAGGAATTATGTCTTTTTGCTTAGACACTGTTTTTCTAATTAGTTTAGGAAGCTTTAAGTCTACAAATTCTCGTGAATAGTTTTGAGAGTCTATACAATTAAATATATCTACACCGTACTGTCTTTTAAAATCTCTATCGAAATGTGTATTTAAAGGGCTACCAGGATAATAAGCATTATAATCTTTATACTTATGGTTAAAATGTAAATCTCCTAGTAGTATCAAAGGCCATTCTCTTAATTGTTCAAAATCAAACTCTTCGCTTACATGGGGAGGAACTTCTCCTCTTATATGTGTTACTAAAATATCATCTTTTACATATTTAGGTATGTTACCTATTTGCATTTCTCCATAGGGAAAAAACTGAAACCATTTATTATTTGATGAATGTCTAGCATTTTTTGTTACTATTTTTACTTTCGTATTAGTTATAGCGTTATCTTGATTAAAGTACTCTAAAAAAGTCTCTCCTTTTTTAGTAGCTTCATGATTGCCTGGTATTATAAAAGTATCTATAGTTACTGAGTTAATATAACTAAGAAATAAACAAATCTCATCAGGTTCAGGTTTTTTATCAAAAACATCTCCTGCTATAATGTGAACATCACAAGAAGATTCAAGCTCACGTAACTTTTGAAACATGAGCTTAAATCTATTTTCTTGCCAAGCATATGGCACTTTCTTTTTTCTTAATAGTATATGCCAGTCTGCGCTGGAAAGAATTTTAACCGCCATAATTAAATATTTTGTTTAAGTTTCCTTGAAAAGTAAAAGAACCAACATGATTAAGTTTAGTATTAGGATCTACCCATATCTTACCACCTAAAGCTTGCCATCTTCTACAAAAAGTATAGTCCTCAGATAAATATCTATTATCTTTAGGATCATGTATTGTATCAAATAGAGAATAGCAATATTTATTAAATTTTGGGTCTATAGAGCTATCATTTTTATAAAACAAATCGGGGTATGCTTCAAACATAGCTTTAACTACTTCTTTTTTTACTATAAAGAATCCTGTAGAAGCATCTAATACTTCTACTGCCCCGTCTGAACTCGCTACTTTTTTAGTTTCTCTATTTTCAAACTTTAAATTTATAGCATACTCAGCACCAAAAGTTGCAGGGTCTTCTTCTTTTCTTTCTACTGCTCTACTAACTCCTGCCCAATCTACTGTTTTCTTTGGGTATGCAGCAGCAGTTATATTTTTATTCATGGCTAACATTCTTAATACTGAGTCAGCCTCGAATTCTATATCAGCATCAATAAACATTAAATGGGTAGCTGATTCATCTGCCATAAACATAGCTGTTAATATGTTTCTAGCTCTAGTTACTAAGCTTTCATTTCTTAAGGTTGTAATTCTAAAATTAATACCATTTTGAATCATAGCTTGAGACAGCTTAAACATACTTAAAAAATATTGATCTGTAACCATCCCTCCATAACAAGGAGTAGCAAAGAATATATTCATTTTTTTAAGCTCTTCAGAGTCTAACTTTACTTGTTGAGGGCCTACTTGATTAAAATACGCTTTTCCATCTTCAGGTATTTTTACGCCCTCTAAAGAGGGATTTCCTATTCCTTTAGGAGTAGATAATTCTTTAAAAGCTTTAGTATCAATAGATATTTCTGATTGAACTGCTTTAGGTTTGTTATTAGCCTCAGAAGAAGTTTTAGGGGAGCTGGAAGGCTCCCCTTTACTACCTGAGTACTCAGATAATTTTTTCTTAGTCATTAAATATCTTCCATTCTTTCATCATCATCTACTCTTAAATCAGCAGCTACTGCTTCTGAAAAGTAGGCGGTATTGCGAAGTAAAAATTCTTTTTGAGCTTCATATGTTGGACGTTTAAATATCTTCTCTAGCTCAAAAAGTTCAGCATTTTTTTCTTCATCTGTAAGAGGTACAGTTCTTCTAGAAGGGATACAAGTATATTTTACATTCATAACTTGTGGTCCAGTCTTTTCTTTCTTGATAGTAATATCGTATCCTTCTTCTGTATCTGAAGGATTACCGTACTCTGGGTTCATAGCATAGTCTAAGATTTGTCTATATATAGTAGGCTTAAGATCAAATAATTTAATAGACCCGTCTTTTCTATCTACGGCATTACACACATAAGAAAATACAGGTTTATCTTGATAGATGTCAGGATCAATTTCTTTTACAGGATCAATACCTTCCTGTTCTTGGAAAGTTTCGTTTTCTCTTACGAAACTTAGACATTCAATAGGGGTTCTTTTTCCTTCGTTATTGGTTACCCAATAAACAAAACGAGGCATTACATCCCCAATTAATCTAATCTTATTTTCTCCTTCTGTGAGCTTAATACGCTCAATATTTCTATTTCCCCCACTATTATTTGCGGGTTGTACTTTTAAGTTTGTCCATTGTAAGGCCATATTATTTCTCCAATATAAGTTTTATTTTCCGATCAGAATGATTTATAAGAGGATTTTTATGATATTTTGTATCTACAAAGTAATCAGGTAAAAATCTATTTTTATTATCTAAACTTCTCTGACCAAGGATATGTAAGTAATCGCTTTTGATATTAGTAGGAAGAGAATAGTGTAGCCATGAACCGTTTGTCATATAACACTGAGGCTCTTCTATTGTAAATCTAGAGACGATTTTATCAGGATATTTATCAAAATATCCTTTAGTAATAAGAAATTGCGGAAAGTTATCTATTTTTAACTTTTCTTTTAGGTTATAAAAGTTATTAGATATTATTTTATTAGGTCCTATAGCTAAAGCAAAGGTTAATAAAATTTCTGCGTCTTTGATATTTTTAGCAGCTTTTTTTATTTCTAATATATTTAATAGTATACGCTTCATGAGACCTGCTGTCAATATTAATTTGAATTTATATGAAATTGTTGCTTATCATACCATTGTAATCTTTTTTCTTGCATGTTTTTTACTATAGGTCCTCTTAACCAAAAGTCTACAATTAGAGGGAATTTCTTTTCTTCGTGTTCTCTTACTATTCTGCCTATTCTCTGTTCCAGTTTAGCATAGTTATTTTGAGGACAAGTAAAAAATATAGTATCTAACCTATGACAAGATATTCCTTCATCAAATATCTTTGTACTCAATATAGCATTAACAGATTTACCAGCGTTTTCTAGTATAGATTCTCTATCAGAATTTTTAGTCGCACCTACTAAAAGTCTAGAGCCTTCTAGTTTTTCATGTATACCGTTTAACATATCAATTCTCTCACTTACTATTAGTATACATCTACCTAATGCTATTTTTCTTCTAGCCGTGTCACATATTAAATTTATATAGTTATCGTTTCTTGCTAAAGTGTTTAAAGCTAGTGCCCAGTCTCTAGCAGGGTTTCTTATTCTAAAATTAATATCTGTACGTACAACCTCTACTGACGGCGTAAGCCGTGCTTTGTCTACTGCAGTTATTCTATTAGGACCAAAATAGTCAGATAATACTATGTGCATACCATCTTTTCTAGTTGGGGTAGCAGATAACGCTATTTTAGTTCTAGCACTTAAACCATTAACTACTCTACTAAACATTTCAGCGGGGCATAAATGTGCTTCATCTACTAGTACTACTTCAAAATTATTTTTTAGCGTATCTAAGTGATTTATAAGAGTCTTATATATAGCTACTGTAATATCTTTTACTTGTAACTTGCCATCTCCAATAAAGCCTATATCTTCTCCAGGTATTAGCTCTTTTAAAGAGTCATACCATTGATATGCTAGTAGCTTAGTATGTACTATAATAACAGTAGGCTTAGAGTTATTAGCTATCAAATAGCAACCAAGAAAAGTTTTACCCCAACCACAAGGAGCTTTTATAAGACCGTTATACAGTCTTTCATTTTTATATATTTTATTAGCTACTTGTTGTTGTTCTGTTTTTAAAATACCTTTAAACTTCCAATTTCTTCTATCAAAAAGAGGTCTATTGTCTACGACATTTTTAAAATCTATTTTATAGAAAGACCCTGAAGGTATAGAATGAATATCTTCTCCCTCTTCAGGAAACTGAAAAGTAGTAGCAAATTCATCACCTATTTTATAATGAAAATGATCATAAAATATATCATCCACATCTTGTTCTAAATCTTCTTTTTTGAAATAGATTTTATCTGAGATTGTAGCATTTTTTAAGACAAATTTAGTATAGCTCATAATCTTATTCTATCCTTTTTATTATAGAAAGCACTAAATTCATAAATATGCCAACAAAAATCTATGTATACTAATCCTGCCCATAAGTTTTTTAAATTTTCAATATTAAGTAAAAATTTAGGTAGCTCAAAAGGATGACTTATATTTTCTACCCAAAAAGCAGTCTCTTTTACTTTTATTATTTTTCTATAACTCATTTTATAGTGCTTATAGTAATTATCAAAGTAGTGAGTATTTAAATTACTGTCATACCCCCAATTACTTTTACTAAGTAGTAATGCGCTTAAATTTGTACAAGTATAATCATATTTTATAGTATAATTATTAACACTATTTAAATATTCTAATCTCTTTAAATAGTTATCATCAGACATATTGTCCCAGCTATCTACTAATAGCAAACTATCAGAGGAAATAAAATCCTTTTTAATAAATAACTTTTTATCTCTAAATATCTCATCTACGGGAGAATTTTTTAAAGTAAATATAGGATATTTTATATTATAAAATTTACTTCTCATAGCCTCTTAGTCTTAACCAATTATTTAGTCTGCTGTTATATTTATAGTTTTTTTCAGATATATAGTTTTTAAAATCTGTATGTTTTAGATTGATATGATTATGATGATACATAGTAATAGGATCTTGCTCATCTGTACTTAATTTATTTGCTATAAGTATATTCTTTTGTATGTTATTACTATCAGATAACTCATCTAATATATATTTAGGCAATAATAAATTTAAGTATCTAACTATTTTGTAAACGGCTCTATCTATATTTAATATATCATCTTCATATCTAAGACTAAGTATTTTTAAATCTTCTTTTAAAGCTTTATCAAATACTAAATGATCATAGTCTAGTAAAAAGTCAAACCAATCTTTAAAAGTATTTACATTAAATTGCTTATATGACCATTCACAAAATTCTTGTTCTGTTAGTCTTCTTTTTCTCATAATAGAAGCAGTTATAGATCTTAAATCTCTATAAGAATATATATTAAAGTCTGCAGAGTCTACAGGATATGTTATCCACTTTTCATGACATTTTTTTACGTTTGTAACTATAAATCTTTTATTGATTAATTGTTTACAAATATTGAAAGAAACAGTAGTACCGCTTCTATAAAGACCGTTTACATATATCATCGATAGTCTTTAAGCTCCCCCCAACTAGGGCCTACTTCAATATCTACTTTAATAGGTTTGCCCTCAATAAACACGCCTCTGTCTTTTTGTAAGTTTAAAGATAAGTTATCTGCATAAATGTCTATATAGTCTTCTCTAACCTCTGCAATAGTAGAATCGTGTACTGTAGCAAAAATTCTAATATTATCTTCATGCTGATTATCTTGTACCCATTTAACGGTATCTACAATACCTAATAAGTTAATGTCTGATGCGACACTTTGAATTAAAAAGTTAAGACCTGATCGTTCTGCATGAGCAGCTACCCCTCTAGAGTCAGCACCTGCCTCTGGGAGACGTCTTTTACGTCCAAACGCGCTGTAAGTAAAGTGATTTTCTTTAATAAAAGAAATATTACCATCAATCCATCTTTTTAAGTCTTTTGCTTGAGTAAAGTACAATTTGATAAAGCGTTTAGCCTCTTCAATAGATACATTAGCAGTTTCTGCAATTTTAGAAGGTCCAGCCCCATACAAAATACCAAAGGTAATAGCTTTTGCATTTTGTCTCTCAGCAGCGTATAAATTTTTTACTTCATCAATTTCACAAGGAAGTTTAAACATACTATGAGCTACGTAAGAGTGAAAGTCTAACTCCTCTACAAAAGCTCGCTGCAAAAAAGAATCTTCAGCTAATGCAGCAGCTACATATACCTCTGCAGTTCCTAAATCTGCTTGTACTATTTTAAATCCTGGAGAGGCTTTAAAAAACTTTTTAATACCTGAGTCTTTGTCTCTAGGAAGATTTTGGTAATTAAGAACACCAGAAGAGGATAGACGCCCAGCAGCAGTTCCAATAATATTAAAACTAGAACGAAGCCTGTTATCATTATCTACTCCATTCTTAATGTTTTTAATATAAGTTGTAGAAAGTTTTACTTTCTTACGGAGGTCAAGGATAGCATCTGCAAGAGGGTTATTCATTTCAGAAAGTACTTCTGCGTCTGTAGATTTAGCACCTGTTGCAGTCTTCTTAGTAGAAGGAAGTTTTAATATGTTAAATAGCACCTCTCGTAAGTGAAAAGTACTATTAGGGTTAAAAGTCTTTTTCTCTTGTTCTTCAAAAATCTTAATAGCAGGGTGCATAGATATTTCAGCCATACATTCTTCAATATCAATTTTAAAATCTTCTTCAATATCCGTTAATACTTGAAGTTCAATAGGTCCTCCAGTATCTTCTAAATACATAAGAGCCTCAGTAGCCGGCTTTAATAGTTCTTTGTATACATAAGAAAATTTAGAGTTCTTATCTATTAAAGGCTTAAATTTATCATAAAGCTGAAAAGTAGCGTCAGCATCCTTACAAGCATAAGGAGATAAAATATCTAAAGGCAGCATACCATAGTTAAAATCTGCCAGTAAGATTTTATTTTTCCTACAAAACTCTTTTTTATAATCATGTAAGTCTTTATCGTAGTCACCTAGATCAGTGAACTTCATAGCTAGCTGTTTTAGGCCGTGAGAGCCTACTGTTTCATCTAGACAATAATGCATGAGAATAGTGTCTTCAAACTTTGGAAACTCAAACTTCAGTGCTTGATACATAAATTGAACATCAAACTTAGCATTATGCAATACAATAGTTTTATCTATAAACATTTGTTTTACTTCATCGTAGAACTCTTCTACTACATCACAAGCTACAAAAATACCTTGATGAGATCGAGCAGACATAGCTATTCCAATGATAGAGCCTTTTCTAGCGGACAGGGCAGTAGTCTCAATGTCTACAACTAAAGTATCCGCTTTTTTAAACTGCTCTAAATACGGTAAAAATTCTTCTGAACATTTTTGCAGTTCTAATCTGTACTGAGGCTTAATAGATAACATATTAGGATCAATAATAGGTATATACTTTTCTTCTACTATCTGACCCGCATACTTAAGTATCCCCGTAAGCCCTGAAGTGTATTTTAAAGATTCTGCACCCACAGGACAAATAATATCATACTCATCTAGAGTGGTTAAGTCTAGATCGACATTTTTCTTTAGAATTTTTTCTAAAGGTTCAGAAGATAGATACTTCACTTCAAAATCAATTCCCTTAGAGAAAGATTTTAATTTTGATACAGTATCTGCTTTTAAAGGATTACTAAGTACTAAAGCTACTTTTAAATCTTTACTCATATTCTTCTCCAAATAATTTCATTAATTCTGACTTATTTAAGTCTCCGGCATCTCTGCCTTCAGGGGGCTGAACAATAATAGTTTCTATATCTCTAGCCTCTAGTAGTGCAGTAATATTTTCTGCAGCTTTGTTACCACTTATATCATTATCCATGAATATAGTAACTCTGGTACATCCTAAGTTATCTATCATAGACGCTTTTTCCTTACGAAAATTGTTTGTTCCGAAAATACAAACTGTATTTTTATATCCGTGTTGCCATAAGTTTAACATATCAAATAAGCCTTCAACAAGTATTAAATGACTTTTATCTACTATTTTGTCTATAGGGAATAATAAATCACTGGTAGCAGCGTTTGAAGGCTTTCTCATATATCTTGGACTTTGTGTTTTGACGTTTAATATTTTGTATCTTCCTTCTATAAATCTAAGCTTTCCTTGTTGATAAACAGGAAAACATAAGTAGTCTACTAATCCTAATTGTCCCGTAGTGAAACTTTCAAACTCTTTCATTATAGAACCATTTACTCCTTTAAAATCTAGAGTAAAATTTATCTTATCTGAAGGCAATATTATATTCATTCCAAAAAACTTAGAATGAAGTTTATTTTTTAGCTTTTTAATCTTATAAGTCTGTTTAGTTTCTATTTCTACAGAAGAATCTTCTCCTATAGCTTTTAGCAACTTTTTATAGCTTCCTCCAAACCCACAAGAAAAACAATTAAATACGTTTTTATCTAAGTTAAATCGCATACTAGGATTGGAATCTTCATGCAGACCGCTAACACACTTAATAAGAATTTCTTCACTATGATTAGGATTATTTGTGTACTCAATTTGTTTTTTATCTAATATAGAGTATATATCATGCATTAACCTAAATCCCTGCCCTGCTCTTTACTATCATCGCCATACTTATTTAGTATCCTACCGCCAATAGCTTTAGACTTATTAGAGTCTATTCTTAGACAATCCCAATCCATATGTACGTTAAACTTTATAGCTTTACCATTTCTAATCTTAGCTACTTCAAAAGGTAAGGCAGTAGGATCTTCTGATAAATCACTAGGCATAAACCTAAAACTTTTATCAGCACTATCAAGAACACCTTTAGCAAATCTAGCTTCTCCTGACGCATCAATTTGATAGGGAGAGATCATAATAACTTTATACTTTCTTGCAAGAGTTTTTAGAGAATCAGATATATTAATTTGACTCTTCCAATCCATACGGTCTTCTACTTTTACAATGTTTAAATAATCAATAACACACATTTTAATATCATGTTTAGTAGTCATCATATTTAGATAGTGATCTATTCTAGCGAGACTTAATTGTACATCATCAATAATATGAAAACGATTATCTTTAAAAGGAACTACGCCTCTTTTAAGTTCTTGATCAAAATTATTAAAACTACCAGAAGTCAACAGATTACTGTATACAGAATCAGATGCTTCACCCGGTTTATAAAAAGTATTCAATTTACTTTTAGCTATAGAAAACTTCTGATCTTTAGTTAAATTATTAAGCATAAAATCACTAAAAGGTACTCCACTAATCATACTCATCAAACGATAGTACACTTCTACATAGCGCATTTCAATACTCATGAACATTACAGAGTTATTAAGCAAGAAGTTATTTAAAGCCATATTCAAAGTGATAATAGACTTGCCTGATCCTCTTCTGCCTCCAAAAAGCACTAGCTCTTCTAAGCCAAAACCTCCATTTGCAGAATCAAAGTCAGTGCTTAGACCACTAGGAAACATAACAAAGTTATCTTCTTTAGGTACTGTTTCAATAGTTGCTACATCAAACAGTTCTTCTCCTTCTGGAATAAACTTTTGTACAGATAATACATGTTCTTGAATTTTATCTATAATCTCAGTCTGTTCTAAATTCTCTAAGTCGTCTATAAATTTATCAATAAAACTAATAGTTTCTTCTCTTATATAATAATCTTGTAATTGAGAAGAAATAAAATTAGAGTCTATAGAAGTTTCACCTTCTAAAGTAATATCTATTAATTCTGAGCGCAAGTAAGCTTTAGAGCTTTCTTGTTTTTGTATTTCATAGAACTCCTGCATAGAAGGAATTCTTAAGTTTTTAGTATAGAAATTGTTAATTACTTTTGTAAATCTACTGACATCTATTTTTTAATTACCGGAAATAATTCATGACGAGGAACAAACATTCTTTGGTGAGAATAATCACCTTCTATCCATAAAAGATAGCTTTCTCTTCCATAGTCTTCAATATGTTTTAATACAGCCTTAATATGATTTTTTAAAGAAGGAAGTTTCCACGTTACTCCATCTTCTAAAATCCAATAAATATTAAAGTGTACATCTTCTATAGGCTCTTTATGTTTTTTATAGTCAAAAGGGCTAAGCTCTACATATTTTTGTATTCCTTGCTGTAAGTACTCTATATAATCTTCATCCATAGTTTTTTCTATAACAGCGAAACAATTAGTAGGACCATGAAATACTTTATCACCCTTAGAAAATCTAATATCTAAGTCTTGAACAACGTGATCTGTTTGAGCGGGAGCACTCTTTTTTCTAGAACGAATAGGCACTCCTAGTTCTAGTAAAAAAGATTTTACTTTTTGAGAAGATATATAGTTTCTCTTTGCTATACCACTTACACTATCTCCATCTTGATAGTCTTTAGCCATAGCCGTTTTTTCTGCGTTAGTAAACTCTTTAGTTTTAGCAGCTTTTTTAAGTCTAAGAGTTCTCTCTTCTTTTTCTAAAAAGTCATTAATAATATTATCTAATCTTTTAGTATTATATGCGATACCTAAATGTTCACAAATAGCCTTCTTAGTTTTTTTACTTTTAATCATCCAAAGAGCTTGACGTATTTTTGCTTCTGGAATTTCTACATTTTTAATAACCATTTAAGCCTCCATATTAACTTAATACCAGTATATAGTATAGAAGGTCTAAGTGTCAATATATAATTTAATTAATCTGATACTTATACTCTGCCATCATAAAATATAAGTCATTACTTAACTCTCTAACTAGTCCTGTTTTTGTGTATACACAGGTAAAAGAGTCGGCTATTTCTTCGTCTTGTCTAAATACATACTCTAAAGCAAAACTAGCATTATATGCTTTTATTAATCCTTCAAACTCTTCTGCAGACTCTACGTCTGGATAAAATCTCTTTATTAAATTGGTAAAGTACATTATTTTATCTTCTCCAGACATATTTAAAATATCTTGAAGTACCTTATCAGGTAAATTATGTAAAAATAAAGAACTGTCACTATTACTCATTTGATTACCCCATAAAAAAGGGCACGACAATTGCTTGCCGTGCCAGTTATTGCAGTTAATATTATAATTCTTAGGCTTCTAAAGCTTTTGGAGTATAATCTGTTGCAGAAATTCCGCGACGAGTTAACACAGTTTTAACACCGCGCTCACTTTTGCCAAATTGATCTGCTAACTCTGCAACACTCATACTGGTTGCCATATCTTCAATTCCTTCATAGGAATCGCTCTTAGCTGCTTTTTTATCACGCTGAGGTGCTTTAAGCTGCATAGAAAGAAGTTTTCCGCGAACGGAGTTTACAGATTTGCCAAGGGCTTCTGCAATATCTTCTAAGAAAGCGCCCGAACCCGCCATATCAGAAATCTGAGCTTCTTCCGCCTCTGAATAGGTGCGTGGAGCTACTTTTTTCTCAGCCGGTTTAATATGAGCTGTCATTTCTAATGAAAGAGCCTTACCGTTAACTTGACGAGAAGTTACGTCACGACCCCACTCAGCACTAAAGTGAGTTGCAATTTCTTCCGCAGTGTGTACACCGCTATTGCTTTCTAGAAATGATGTTAAAGCGGCTGTTTCGTCTGCATCAAATGCAGGAGCTGCTTTAGGTTTTGTTGGAACGTCGTAACCAAGTTTACGAAGTTTCGCAGTTACAGAGCGACGTGGAAAGTCAAACTCATCGCAAAGAGCGATAATAGTATCTTCCGTAATGCCGCCTGCACATACTTGCTCCATACGAGCAACCATGTCGTCAGTATATTCAAATTTTGCCATTTTTATTCCCCTCTGGTTTCAAATGTTTTGTGTTATTAATAAATGTGAAACTTTTTGTTTCGATAAGATGATATTATCAAATATCAGTATACTTAGCAAGAAAAATATGAAAGTGTTTTTGTTTTTTGGTTGTTATTTTATAAATTGCTAAATTCATATATTTGTAATTTTATCTTATATTACTATCTTACCTTTTAAAGCATCAACAAGCAACTCTAAATTTGCTTTTTTTGTCAGGTTTAGACCTTCTATTTCAATTTCTAACATTTCTTCTATATCTCTAATCATAGTTTTGACACTACGCTTATCTTCTTTTTCTTCTTCTGGTTTTCTATATATCTTCATTTGGACCAGTTTACTTATTACACTTCTGTGTCCTTTTTTAAAGTGATCTGCTACGTCATATACGTCTAGCCCTTCATCTACATATAATCTTGTTAGAATCTCTTCTTCTTCATCACTCCAGGCTTTATTAGATTTAGTTGCCATTAAGATTCTCCTTCATCTTCAAATAATTCTAATTGTTTACTTTTAATTTTACTTAAATAAGTCTTGGTAAGTATATCTCCCGCCTTATCTAAAAGGTGAGCAGCCATATCTACAAACTCTGGTCTTAGCGCTAGTCCTTTTTTAGTAGGAAACCAGTTACCTGTATCTCCATCTTTCATATACTCTCTTATATGAATGTACTCTTGCCCTCTAAACTCGTTTATAGTTATTTTTATAGCTTTATCTTCTGTTATATATCCTACAAAACCTAAATCAATTTCCATGAACTCTTTTTATCCTTGGATAATCATGTATCTTTTTAAGAGCATGATTATACATAATCCCTGCTTCTTCCCAGTTTTTTATCTTACTACTTTTAGGAATAGCACGTTTCTTGCTATCGTATAACATTTTCATTTTGGATATCAAGTCTTGAACTTCTGGTTCTAATAACCAAGTATGAGAACCCATTAAGTTAAAGCTATCTCCTGGTTTACCTGCAAAAATGTTATTAATGTCTACGATTTTTTGAGAAGACTTTATTTTATAGTCTGTAACAAATTCATCAGTACAGCCTCCTCCAGTAACTAAAGGAATAGTCCCACAAGCTATTGCTTCTTGAACAGGCATTCCAAAACCCTCACCCCTATAAGGATGAACTAACACATCAACACTTCTATATAGATCTGCCATATCTTTTTCGGAATAGGGATCGTCTATATAAGTTATTTTAGCTAAGTTATTAGTATACTGTAATTTAATTAATTGTTCTTGTAATGATGTTTTTCCATAAACTTGAGGAGTATCTTTTACTATAAGTTCTACATTATCTTCTTTTTTAAATGTATTAGCCCATGCTTGTAGTAGTATATCAAAACCTTTTCTATATTGATCACACCCTACAAACAGAAAAGTATATTTATCTCTTTTAGGAGTATCTCTGTCTACATAAAATATGTTTGGATCATATCCTATAGGAATACAAAAAAGCCTTTCTGGATTAATACCACCTTCTTGATATACTGCACCTGTCCAACGAGTAAAGGTAATAAGAGCGTCAGCAAAAGTTTCGAATTTATATTGCCACTCAAAAGGTACTTTTGTAAACTCCCAAGGCTGTATATATACTACTTTTGTATCATTAGAATGAGGCCATCTCCAAATAGGAGGATAACTATGTCTTATTTGTATATCTGGAATTACAGCAGTTTCTTCTTTAGGAAGTAAATTTTGTAAGCTTTGTAAGGTTTCTTGACTGAGTTTAGCCTCTGAAGTAAAACTGTCTATAGGAGAAATAACCACATTGTTATACTTAGATAATTCAATAGCTAAGTACCTATTTACAATAGACAAAGAGTGGTTATCATAAAATTTACCTATAATTTCTAAATTAATATTATTTTGCATACATAATCACCGCTTGCTCTTTACAATATTCTAATAAATCTTTTTCTTTAATTTTTAATAAAGATTCCCATTGAGGGCCCATATTACTAGTTTTAAAGTTTTTTAATTGTGTGTAGTTGTTAATATCTACTTTAGCTTGTATATCATAAAACGGATCTTGCTTACTTTCAATACTGTGTCCAAAGTTATTAATTTTTAAATCTAGTTCATCTTCTGGTCTGCAGAAGCTCCAATGCAATATTGCCAAAGGAGATTGAATTCTTTTTTGATTATTAGTCCATCTACAATAATTAAAGGTATTATGTTTTAAAGTAGTAAAACCTTGAACTTCATTATTAGGAATACTTTTTCTATCTTCTTTAGATATCACTAGTATTTCACCGTCTCCAACTCTTTTATAAGGTAAAACCCAATAAAACATTAAATCTACATCATAATTCTCTACTATAGGACAAAACTTATTAAAAAAGTCATCTGCATTTATTAGTATTTCATCAGCATCAAAAGAAAAAATCCAGTCATTAGAGCATTGCTCTTTTAAAAAGTTTCTTTCATAGTTATCATTTTCAATAGGCACAGCACTCCTATGAAAATTTCCTTCTACTACTTCTATCTTATTGTCACCATCAATATTACTTAGCTCTTTCCACAATTTATCTTCGTCAAAAGAAAACTTATTACGGCTCCAAGATATTCTATCTCTGTCTAAGCCTAATACTATTTCATCTACATAATTGTAATAACTTTTTATAGAATTTACTAAATAACTAGCATCATAAGATATTAGACTAATTACACTTTTTTTACGCATTTTCAACTACTCTATCTACTGTTTCAAATTCTTTTTTACCTATCCACTTATCCATAAATATAGATCTATTTATAGACCATTTTTCTTGTAGATTTGGATTTTGAGCTAATAATCTTTTGTTATCTTTTCCTTCAAAATGAAGTAACGGTATACCCGTTTGATAAATTTTATGACCAGCGCGGCGGGCAGAAAGACACCAATCCACATCACGATAGTAAGTCCAATAGAACTCAGGATCAAAATTACCAACGGAAGCCCTAACAGAAGCTTTGAGGTAAACTCCGCCCATTGTAACCCAGGCAACTTCTCTGACTTTGTCGTATTGCCCCTCATCGACTTCCAATTCTTGATTTGCTTTTCCATCATAGAGGTTAAGTCCTCCTCCGAAATGTACTGCTTCACCATTTTTACTAAATCTCCCGCCAGCGTGCTGAATTATATACTTATCTTCCTCTGTTTTTTGAGGATATAAAAGTTTCATTCCAAATATATCAGCTTCTGGATATTTAACTACAGTATTTATTAATTCTGTATACCATTTATTTTCTGTGTCCTCTTGTAGAGGCAACATATCTGCATGTAATATAATTACATCTCTATCTTTATGCTTATTCCATAAATATTGATAAGCCATATCACTGCCTATCTGACCTGTATCTTGCCAAAACTCATATTCAAGCTTCCATCCAAGAGCGGCTTTTAGTTGTTGAATTTCCTGTTCGAATAAGTAAGGAATTATAATAATAGGATTAAGAGTTGTCATTGTAAATATCTAACCAATTTTTAAATTCTTCTAATACGCTTTCAGCATTATGAGTTTTAGTACATGCAAAACTAGTACTAGTATGAGGACAGTGTCTTGGCCAAAAAGTAAAATTAGCTGTAGGATTACCGGGTTCTATATTAGTATCTGCATCTTTACTTAATTTAGGAACTATGCACTTAAAATCTCCACAATGATTATCAGTAGAGGGTTTTATAGTTTTGTGATATCCATCAGAGTAAAACTCAGGACTATCATATTCTATAGGAAAAACACTAGGAATACTAATAGTATTTACGTTCATAGCTGCCGAAGCATGAACTAAAGATCCTAAAGGAGATATAAATAAGTCTTGTCGCTTTAATATCTGTAAAGACTGATATAAATTAAAATTTCCACACTCTATACCTAAAAAAGATAATTCATGTTCTATATTTTTATTATTTAGTATCTCTCTTATACCCTGTATTATATCTAATCTCATTGTTTCTGACTGTAATTTTCTGTTCCAATCTAGAGGGCCTGACATTCCTATTCTTAATATTTTATCATCAGGCTTAACAGAGTCTATGTTTAGTATAGTATTACCGTCTAAAAACTGATCTTCAGTAATATATTCTTTTATAGGTAAATTAGCACTTTTAGAAATTCCTAAATCTGAGAACCAACGCCAGTGTAAAAACATTTTATCTACTTTTTTAAACTGATCTTCACTTTTATTTAAGTTTACGTTTTTTACTTGGCCTTTATTATCAAATTCTATTAGTCCTATGGAGTCTAACCAAGGCTGTTTACTAATAACTTCTAAAACTTCTGATATTCCGCTAGGTTGTTCATGAGTAGTAAGCATAAAATTACTTCTTAAACAATAACTAACTAAATGATCAGGATTATTTTCTTTATACCTTCTAGCAGCATTTATGCCTAGAATTACGTCTCCGAACGCCTGTGTGTTTGCAAATAGTACATGAGTCATTTATTAAAAAGCCTGTCTGTCCATGTTTTAGGAGTTTTATCGTTTATTATTTCTAAATCTATATGATAGTCAAAATCTCTAGTAGTTTGGTCTCTCATCCACACTACAGTATCTCTTATAGTTTCTTCAATATCTGTGTCTGCTTTATAGTTTAGTATGTTTTCTGCCTTATCAGTAGATACCCAAGCATTTTTTACTTCTCTAGGTCTTTCAGGCACAAAGTTTATTTCTGCAGTTTTATTAAAATATTTAGCTACTTTATTTGCTAGTGCAGCTATAGAAGTTTCAGTTCCGTGACTAGGGCCTATATTAAATACTTCTTTGCTTTCTATATTATCTCTTTTATTATAAACTGTAACAAAAGCTTCTACACAATCTTTTACGTGAGAAAAAGATCTTTTTTGTGTTCCATCACCGTAAATATACACAGGTTTGTCTTTAGATATTAGATTTGCAAAAATACTCATAACATTTCTAAAAGGATCACTATAACACTGATGAGGGCCGCACACATTATGAGGAACCATATGGAATACTTTTATCCCATGAATATCACTCATTAAATTTAAATGTTGCTCTGCGTGTAACTTAGCTAATCCATAAGGATCTACAGGATTAGGTATATGATCTTCTTGAAAAGGAGGATTTCCCTCTCCATATCTTGCCATAGAAGTAGTATTTATAAACATAGGTACATTATTACTTACAGAAGCACTACACACAGAAGCTGTTCCTGCATATATATTCTCGACTATCTTTTTAGGAGAAAAAACACTTAATCCTTCGTGTGCTAAAGCAGCACAGTGTATTACAAGTACTGGAGAATAAATACCCATTACATTAGATAACTCTTTAGTATCTAGTATATCTTGTTCATAATAAAAAAAGTTTTTATTATCAGGCATGTTAGTTATATAACCACCTATTAAAGAGTCTATACCTATTACTCTGTAGCCTAACTCTAAATACTTATAACATAGATGGCTGCCTATTAAACCTGCAGATCCTGTAATTACCACTGATTCCATACGTCACTCCAATCTACTAAGGGGGTTACACAGTTATCTTGTAAGTGCGTAGCAGTACCAGGTAAAGGACAAACAGCTACATTTTGTCTAAAAGCTTTCCATGTCCAAGAATCATCGGAAAATAGTCCTGCTTGTAATATTGAAAACTTAAA